TACAGATGTTACTCAACAACAAGGTCCGCCATCTTGTTGGTATGAGTGGGATGATGCTATTTATTTCTTCCCAACTCCTAATACTGCTGGCGATACAATTACAATGTACTACATTAATTATCCTGTTACGGTTACGTCCACTTCTGATGCGCTTAGTATTCCTGATAATTACTATGAGCAATTGATTCAATACTGTATGACATTAGCATATGAAACTGATGACGATTTACAAAGTTCTGTCATGAAGGGTAACCAGTTTACATCTGAAATGAATATGTTAGCAAGCACTGATGATGGTTATGGGAATCAATACTATAGAACTATTACTGTACTACAGGATGATGCTTAATGCCAGGGACACTAGTAACCTTAGGACCGTTCAAAGGTGGACTTGCTACTGCCTCTGACCCATCTTCTATTGCTGATAATGAATTAGCAGCATGTGACAATTGGGACTTGGATTTCGATGGATCTCTTATTAATAGGCCGCCTATTACGTTGGATACCCAGGGTCCTGTCTCCAACCAGAATATTGATCTTTTGGGCTATTTTGTCGATTCTAACACTGGCACATCTTATTTACTCGGTAGTACGGACAATGCTGTGCATTACTTAAGCGGTGGTACTTGGACTCAAATTACTACTGGATTTAGGGCTGCGGCTGCTACTCAATTCTTAGATAAAATGTGGATTGTTGCAGTACCTGGTTCTGGATCTAATGGTGGTTCTTGGGTTCCAACTGGTGGTGCTGGTACATTTACAACAGTTGCATCTATGCCTAAGGGCATGGGAATTGTTGTTTATAAAGATAGACTCTGGATAGCAGCAGGATCTTTAGAATCAACAAATGGTAGTAGACTATATTTCTCTGCTATTGCGGACGGTTCGACCTGGAATGGTTCAGATTTTATTGATGTTAATAAAGGCGATGGTCAAAAGCTTATTGATCTTTATTCTTATAGTAACAACTTGTTCTTGTTTAAAGAAGACTCGACCTATGTCTTTAGCTATGATTCTGCGCCTACTAAGGGCACGATACAGCCGGTGTCTAAAGTTATTGGTGTATCTGATATTAGATGTGTCGCTCAGTTTCAAACTGCTATTTATGTTTATCACGAAGGTAGTATTTTTGAGCTTGTTAACTATAATTACTCACAATTGGATATTACAGTAAATCTACAGGCTGACACTAGTTTAAGTACAAGCTATTTTAGACCTGTAGCGGTATCGATTGTGAATAATAGACTGGTTATTCGATACTTTGAGAAGATCTACGTCTTTAATCTGAAATTAAGAGCATGGACAACTTGGACTAGTGCATTTGAACCAGGAGCTTGGTTTCAAGTTCCTCAAAGTCCTGGGAGTAACCAACCTCCTAGTTTTGTTTCTTCAAGTTGTATTTTAAATAGTCGTGAAGTCTATGACTTATTTGATGGCATTGATGTTAATAAAAGTGAATCTTTTAATTGTTACATTAAAACTAAAATCTACGATATTGATGCCCCCGGCATGTTTAAGAAATTATATTGGTGGGGTATTGATGTTATTGCACAAGGAACTGTTGTTGTAAGTGTAACTCCTGTCGTATACTCAGTATCAGTTACATGGAACGATGTTTCTACTTTTACATGGAACCAAGTAGCTGTAAACACTTGGGATCAGCCTTTAGTTCTTAATTTAGCTGTTACGGAAAATATTGGAGTTTCTGGAAGCAATGTTCGAAAATTTCTTAAAGCAGTTAAAGCTATCAGATTTAGATCAGTATTCTTTGAAGTCACGCTTCCAACAACTGGAACTACATCTACTTCTCCGGTAAAGTTATTCAAGGTTGTGCCGTCCCTCGCGATGAAGGAAAAAGTCGTAAAGATGGTGAGCTAATATGTACGGACCCACAACAGGAGGTAGCGGATTTAATCCCTTCGCAGCGGGTAGGAAAATGTATGGCGGAGGAAGAGATTTCCCAACATCTGGACCTGTAGATCCTATGGGCTATAGTGTAAGAGATGCAGAGCTTAGAATGAAGCGAAATGCACTTTTGCGAAAAATGCAATCAGGATTAACTGGTAATTACGCAAGTGCGAACTACAATAGATACACAGGAGGTGGGTACTAAAATGACAAGGGTCGCAGATACATCTGGCTCTTCGGCTACGGTAGTTCCTTTTAATCCAGGTATGCAGCCAAATCAAGTTTTTAAGAATATTGCCGCTAGTATTCCTGCGCCTTCCAAAAGTGTCTCTACTTCAAGTGGCGGCGGTGGAGGTGGCGGAAGTTCTTCTGGTGGTGGCGGTGGTGGTACTGGTTTTAGTTCTGGTGGACAATTGGGTGCCAGTATTGCCCCGCCTATGGATTCAGCGACTTTTCTGGCGGGCGACCCTACTTACCAATCGCAGTTGGCCGCATTAAGTAAGGCTTTAAATGATTATCGTGCACAGATGCAAGACTCTCAAAATCAATATAATGTTAGTTATGCTGGTAATACTAGAGATCTTGGCCAACAACGTGGTATTGGTCAAGTTGATTTAGGCAATGATTATGCTTCTCGTGGTCTTTATGAATCTGGGCTACAGGCTAAGGCTATGGGTGATTTATTAGATATGTTTGCCCGTCGTCAGTCTGATCTGGATACTAGCAAGGCTAATTTTATGTCCAATACCGCTAGAGATTACGGCAATTTCCAGAGCGAAAACAATTTGTCCGAACAAAAAGCGAAGCAAGATGCTTTAGCGAGGGCGGCTGCGCAGCTTGGGGTGGTTTAAATGACGGTTCAACCACCGTTTTCCCCTGGAAATAGCGCTAGTAATGTTTTTGGAAATATTGCTGCATCTATTCCTAATCCAAATGATCCGAACTATATCTTACAGCAATTATTAGATCCTGCTAATGCCCCGAATTTCCAACAATTAGCTCAACAACAAGTTGGTCAAATTTTTGGTCCACAGTTACAGGCTCTTAAGAATACAGAAGCTGCGGCTTCCAATAAAGCTGCTCAGAACGACAAACAGTTAGCAGCTATGTATAAAGCTCTTGGCATTGATATTGGTAAAAATGCTGGTGCTATTAACAAGAATTACACAGGTACATCTAAAGCTATCACTAATGCGTACAATACAGGTAAGGGAAGTATTGCTAAGAACTATCAAACAGCTAATAATGAATTAATGCAAATGATGCAGCGCTTAGGATTGACTGCCGCTGCTCCTGAGGTCATTGGCCAAGGTAATAACGATAGTAATTTCTTACAGGGTCTTTTGTCTGTTGCTAATCAAGGTGGGCAAAACTTTGCTGCGCAAGAGCATCAAGGTTCTTTAGACTTTAATACTGCTCAGCAGAATATTGCAGGATTAACTGGTAATCAAAGTCGACAACAGTTGCAACAAGCCTTAGCCTCTAGAGAAGCTGACTTACAAAATCAAAGTCTTGGGCTTCAAGGACAACAAGCTAGCGCTGTGGCTAATCTAGTTAATCAGCTACAGGGTCAATACACAACTCAACAGCAGGGTCTTGCAGATCAATTATTTAAGTCTATGCAATCTAATAATCAAGCTCTTAGTCCTATGGATCAGGCAACTTTACAAGGTAAAGAATGGGCTCAAATGGGGCCTGTTGAAAAAGGTTATGCTACAGCGGCTAGATTATTCACTCCTGACAAAGCCAATCAAGCTATGGCCTTGATTCAAACAGTTGGTCAACAAGGTAAATTTACAACTCCATTCCAATTTATTCAGCAAGTTGTGAATGCTAATCGTAATAATGCACAGCATGATCCTAATAGTGCATTGCCAGAAAGTCAACTAGCATCTCTTGCTTCTCTTGTTTACGATCAGATTAATCCGCAGATTGGATATCAGCAGTATCTCGCAAATACAGGTGGTTAAATGTCTACGGCATATGAGACTTTCTTAAAGAATCTGTATATGGTCGAAAAGTACAGATTACAATTAGCTATGAACGCAAATGCGCTTCATGGTTCATATGCTGCTGGGTCAACGAATCCTGTAGATTACCCTGATGCTAGACAATTAGCATTTGAAGCTATGGGTAATAATATGCCTGCTCCAAATATGGCTCCCGTGGCTGAAAAGAAAGGTGGATTTTTAAATGATATAGGTGCTATTGCTAGTACTCTTAATCCTATTCATGTCCTACAGATTG